CGACTCAGACTAATTAGTCCGATTAAACAGAAGCTGGCTCACGGTGGCAAAGCCTGTCGTGGACGCTCCGCATCAAGCAGTGCAGAAAAGAATTAATGATGGCTGAAGAAAGATATGCTAAAAAAGCACACGGGGGTGATATTAGCTCTGCAGATGTATGGCATCAACCTGCCACTAAAACTGATCCTGAAGATTTTAAACCAGTAGGAACCTATGACCCTACTACGGATAAACCTGAAAATCGTCAGCCGATGCGTCTAAAAAAACATCGCGGACGCTCCGCACAAGGAAGCGCAGAAAAAGGCTAATGTCGGAAGACATCACTCCTAAAAAGAAAGCGGGTCGCCCTAAAAAAGACCCCAACGCACCGAAGCAGACGTATCAGCTATCAACGGCTGAACGTGCTCGTCGTGGTGCACAGAAGAGACTACGTGCCGCAAAGAAAAAAGCAACGCAAACAACTAAAAAAGCAGAAGCACAAAGAGACTATGCACGTAAACTCGAAAAGACAATCGGAAAAGTTGAAAAAGGAATCAAGGGCGACGGAAGTACAGTGGTCGACATGGGAGATCTCTCCGTTCTCCCCCAATCCGTATCAGAACTCGTACAAGACAGCGAAGTTGTATTTCAACCAAACGCTGGACCACAAGAGGAGTTTCTTGCAGCGTCAGAACAAGACGTTCTTTACGGCGGGGCTGCTGGCGGGGGTAAATCGTTTGCTCTACTTGCTGATCCCCTACGGTATTGCCATAACCCCAATCATAGGGGTCTTCTTCTCAGGCGTACCCTCGACGAACTAACAGAACTAATTGACAAGTCACGCCAGCTATATACAAAGGCGTTTCCCGGAGCCAAGTTCCGCGAATCCAAATCAACGTGGCACTTTCCCTCTGGAGCCACCCTATGGTTTACCTACCTAGACAGAGACAAGGACGTTACCCGTTTTCAGGGACAGGCTTTTAACTGGATAGGCATCGACGAAATAACACAATACCCAACTCCTTACGTCTGGGACTACCTTCGTTCTCGTTTGCGTAGTACCGATCCCGAACTACAGAAATCTTTGAATATGCGTTGTACAGCCAACCCCGGCGGTGTCGGTGGCTGGTGGGTAAAGAAGATGTACATCGACTCTCGCACAGAGAACGTCGCTTTCCCCGCATATGATATAGATACTATGAAGCCGTTTGTGTGGCCTACCGGTCACGAAAAGGCAGGTCAGCCGCTGTTCTACCGCAAGTTTGTACCGGCACGGTTGACAGATAATCCCCACCTCATGGCAGACGGTCAATACGAAGCCATGTTACGTTCGCTCCCAGAGGTCGAGCGGAAGAGACTTCTCGAAGGGGATTGGGATGTGGCAGAGGGAGCAGCCTTCCCAGAATTTACACGGAGTAGACACGTTGTCGAACCTTTCGATTTACCTACCAATTGGCCTCGCATTCGAGCGGCAGACTACGGCTACGCCAGTCCGTCGTGCGTTCTTTGGGGGGCTATTGACTGGGATAATAATATTTGGGTTTATCGTGAGTTGTATGCAAAACACTTGACAGCAGAACAACTAGCTGATAAAATACTAGAAGCAGAGCAGTTTGATCCACCACCTCACTACACTGTACTCGATTCTTCCTGCTGGAACAAGACTGGCTTTGGCCCGTCTATTGCGGAAGTTATGATGCGTCAGGGTGTTCGTTGGACTCCTTCAGACCGCAACCGCATTCAAGGAAAGATGGAGATTCATCGCAGACTTGCGGATGATCCCTACTCACAGGAACCACGTCTTCGCTTATTCTCTACTTGCCAGCACATTATAAAACAGTTGGCAGGTATCCCGCTATCAAAAACCAACAGCGAAGACGTGGATACTAAAGCGGAAGACCACGCATACGATGCCTTACGATACATGTCAATGACACGTATGAGCGGGTACGCAGCAATCCATCAACAACTAGGCGCAATCAAGAACCACGTACACAAGGTTCACGATGAAGTATTTGGGTACTAACGTATGGCTGAACTAACCAAACAAGAAAAAACCGTTGTAGATTCCTTTATGAATTTGCAGCGGAGTTTGTTTTCTGACGGTGAAATCCCGTCGTTAGAAGAAGTACGTGCTCGTATCGACTCAGGAAACCACACTGTTGCCGATTCGTTCATTGCAAAGATGTATAACGACGGTGTACCAGACGAACCTATTCTTGCTGAGTTAGATGAGACAAAAGATTTCTACAGTAAGTTTGAGAAGTCTTTTTCACGTGAAGTCGTCGGGCCTGCTCGTAACACGACAGGCATCAGTAACAACATTACAAAACTTGAGAAGGGCGGTATCGATCTAGGTTTGTCCTTTTCTGATTTTGAAGAACAATCTAAAACACCGGGAAGCGGTATTAGCGAGGATGTTCGCAAAAATATCGTTCGCCCGTTCAAAGCTGCCTCTAACAATGTATTAGAATTGAAGCTATCGCGCACAGGAGCCGCTAAGGGCACCCGTAAGCTTGCAAAGGGTGCTATACCTGCTGAAGTCCTTCAATCGGTCTTACAGGGCATTGGTGACATCCCTGACGCGGTTACACGAGACGCTGTTATGGCTTCTCTTCTTGGGTATCGTGGTGAAGACCTTTCGGGTATGCGTACATCTCGTGCGCTTGCCATTCGCTCTAAGCCTGTTCGTCCCTTTTATGATAGGGAGGCTGGCGTTGCTCGTGATCCCGAAGTAGCTACCGGGGGTGGTCGTAAGGCAAAAGGCCCAGACAAGCCGCCGGGACCAGTTCTTCGTGAAATTTTGAATCGTCGCTTCGATGCAGCGGGAGCAACAGGCGAATTATTTCCGGGGATGACTACAGCAAAGATCAGCGCAGCACTCAAGAAACACGTCTTCACAAAGATTCCACAAGATGTCCTAGATAAGCTTTTGACCAAGCCATCTGGCTATACCGATCTTCGCCGTATCACTGCATCCGCAATTGCTAATCAACTTGGTCGTCCTGACCTTGCAAGTGAAATCATCAGTCACAAAGGCTCTGGTGAAAGTCTACTTGACAAAGTTATGACAGGATACTATACTGATGTAGAAGATATCAGTGGCTTACAGCAACGTGGCGAAATCTTAGTAGCCTACGAAAAGATGATGGCAGATGCCGTCGGTGCCACAGATGCAAAAGGATTAGGCGAAGCCCTTCGCTTAGACTTTACACCAGAGTTCAACGCACAGTACCCTGAAATCGATGCAATGGCAACTCCGTCGCAAGCACCGGTTCAACCTACACAAGCAACCCCAGAACAAATTGCACAGGGCGAAGAGTTTCGCGCAGCAAAGACTGCAGAGGCAACAGAGCAAGCTAGACTAGCTGCACAGGAAACAGGGGATCGTGCAGACGACGTAGTTATTCGGCGCGGAGCACGGGCTACAGAAGTAGCCGAAGCTAACCTGAAGATACAAGAGGCAAAGGCAGAAGTTAAGGCAGGTAAAGCTGCCGAACAAGATGCCAACAGGGTTAAGAATCATCAAAGCACTCTCGACTTCATAAAGAACACTTACAAGAAAATACCCGGACCTGTTAAAAAGGCAGTTCCTTTTGTTGGTGCTATTCCTGCATTTTACGGTATGGCAGGAGTGAAAGAGTCTTTGGCTGGTCAGATGGAAGATATGGGTATTTCACGTAGCATTGCTGATCCTGTAGCATCTGTAGGTGCGGGGGCTGATTTTTTAATAGGAGCAGTTGCTCCAGCCGCTCCTAGCGACGTTGTTTCAATAGCACAATCAATTCCTGAACGACCCAGCATGATGCAAGCAGCAGATACAAGACAAGCACAAGTTCAAGACACAGGTGATGAGTTTGGTAACCTCGACCAACAGGGACAACCAGTGCCTTCCGCTCCCATAAACATACCAGACCCCGTTCCATCTCGACAGGGAATGTTGTCTGCAGGTGGAGCAAAAGAAAGAGTTAACCAAGCAAGAAGTGCCGCGCTTGCTGGTCAAGAAACATCAATGAGCGGTTCTTTTCTAAATTAAACCCACAGGGGAGATAATCCTATGCCTGACAATAACTACAACTATGGCGCAGCCTATGTAATGAACTCTGATAAGGTCAGTGTCGATACAGACGAGGGTGCATCAAAGCTATATCGTGAAGGTCTAGAGTTTCCAACTCGCGTACAGACAGGCCCAATTACAGAAGATATGCCAAAGAAGCAAACTAAGCCCACAGTAGAGGCTTCCTTCAACAAGATGGCAGACGACAGAAACTACTTTAGCTAGGACTTTAAATGTCTGAAAATTTTCTTCAACCACCCGACGATACGCAAGTAACGGTCAATGACATTGACGACCAGTTGCCGGGACTTGTAGGGCTTATTCATAAAAAGTTCGAGGATGCTGAAAACGGACGCTATGCTTACGAGCAGCGTTGGATAAAGGCGTACAAGAACTTTCGTGGTATTTACGACTCTACTACTCAGTATCGTGATTCTGAAAGATCAAAAGTATTTATCAAGATAACCAAAACAAAGGTTCTTGCTGCGTACGGACAGATCATTGACATTCTTTTTGCCAACAAGAAATTTCCGCTGGTGGTCGAGTCGACTCCTGTTCCTGAAGGAATTGCGGAGTTTGCCCATCTAGAAACACCCCTAGACGATATCATCCCACAGGAAGATCCCTACGGATTTCCGGGAGACGGTAGAGACTTACAGCCGGGTGCTATGGCAGCAAGTCCGTCGATGGATTACTTGGGTGGCACAAAAAGCCGCTACGAAAATGCTCCGCTTCGTCCCGGACCAGCACTCATGGGAGAACCACAAATTTCTCCTGCCCAACGTGCCGCGTTAAAGATGGAAAAGGTCATTCACGATCAGCTACTCGACACGAGTGCTGTAAATGAATTTCGCAGTAGCATATTTGAAGCAGCCTTGTTGGGTACGGGGATTATCAAGGGACCGTTTAACTTTTACAAGCGTGTACACAAGTGGGAAACTACACCGGAAGGTCGGATGTATGCTCCCTACGAAAAGACTGTTCCGCGAATTGAAAACGTATCTGCGTGGGATTTCTATCCCGATCCATCTGCAACTAGCATCAACGACTGTGAATACGTAATTCAACGTCATCGGATGAACAAACAGCAGCTTCGTAACCTTATTAACAGCCCCTACTTCTTTAAGGATAAGATTGAGGATGTAATTGCAAAGGGTTCAAATTACAACGACAAGTACTTTGAAGATACCATTCGGGAAGATGAAACTGAAGCGTACTACAAAGAGAGTCGCTTTGAAGTATTCGAGTACTGGGGTGTTTTAGATGCTGAGTTTGCAAATCAAGCTGGCTTAAATGTTCCTGACTCTATGGGGCCGATGGATCAGGTACAGGTGAATGTATGGGTTAGTGGTACTGAAGTTATTCGTTGCGTCTTAAATCCGTTTACACCAGCACGTATTCCATATCAAGTTTTTCCATACGAAATTAACCCATATCAGATGTGGGGTGTTGGCGTAGCAGAAAACATGGAAGATGCACAGATGTTGATGAACGGTCACGTTCGCATGGCAATTGATAATCTTGCACTTGCAGGTAACTTGGTATTCGATGTAGACGAAGCAAGCTTGGTTCCCGGACAGAACATGGACATCTTTCCCGGAAAGATATTCCGTCGTCAGTCTGGCGTAACCGGAACAGCCATCAACGGTCTCAAGTTCCCTAACACGGCACCTGAAAACATTCAGATGTACCAGATTAGCAGACAGCTTGCAGATGAAGAGACAGGTCTTCCGTCAATCATGCACGGTCAAACTGGAGTTTCAGGCACAGGCCGTACAGCATCAGGACTGTCCATGCTACTAGGTGGAGCAAGTCTGTCACTCAAGACTGTAATCAAGAACATTGATGACTCCCTACTAAAGCCACTAGGAGAATCCTACTTTCAGTGGAACATGCAGTTTAATGAGGATGCGCCAGACATTGAAGGTGACTTAGAAATTAAGCCTCGCGGTGTAGCTGCTGTTATGCAAAAAGAAGTTCGCAGCCAAAGACTGACAACCCTGTTACAGACGGTATCTAACCCTATGTTAGCACCGTTCATCAAGATACCTAATCTCATGCGTGAACTTGCTATTGCTCAAGACATCGATCCTGACAGCTTGGTAAACGATGTAAACGAGGCACAGATATTTGCCGAAATGTTAAAAGGATTATCAGCTAATGCTCAACAAGGAACAGGCCCGGAAGGTCAGCAGCCTAGTGACCAACAAGGAAGCATGGGACAGTCTGGAGACGTACCTGCAGGAGCAAATCCAAATGACGCTTCGGGCGTTGGTGGGGGCCAGATCGGAACTGGAAGTGTTCCGCTTGCAGGGGAAGATAACTTCACTGGAAATGCTTAAGGGATTAAAGTCTGACTACGAAGCTGCTGTGAAAGCAAAGGATATCTAAATGGCTACAAGCCCGATTGCAGACAACTACATTGAGAACATAAAAAATCGTGCTTTCACTGGGTATAGCACTGCAGGTGCCAGCAATCGTCCTGTCGTTCCTGATCCTTTTGCAGACGACGATACAAACCGTTCGTTCTTACAGTTTAAAATAGGCGGTGGTGGTGGTGGTGGTTCGCAACCTAGTTCTCCTGAACGAGAGGATAATAACGGCGGATCGGCTGACGATATTTTAGGCCAGACATTACAGGGTATAGGAGTACCTGATCCCAGACCTGATAAAGATTTTCCGGATACAATTGCAGGTTACATCGAATCAAAAATTGTAGATTACATGAGTTTTCCAACTGCGATTAACCCCCTGACTAATACGGAAAGAGTTACAGGAGTACCAAAAGCCTTTAGTATGTTTATGGGTTTGCCTATGATGGGTTTGATGTCTCTAGCAGCAAAAGCAAGCCAAGCCAATTTAGAAAACATCCAAGAACAAGCAATTGCTGGTAAAAAGGGCTATAGCGTCGGATTGTTAAACAATTCAATTGTAGGTATATCTCCGGGTCCGCTAGGTTTTGGATCTGTTCAATCCGGCATGTACGGTGCAGCACCGCCCGGACTCACACAAGCACAGCACGATCAAAATGTTCAGGCAGCACTAGAAGCACACGCAGCAGAAATTACACAAGGCCAAGCTATCCCAGATATTACTGGAACGTATAATGATGTAACGTTTGGTTCTCCTGACGGTGCAAATGCTCTTGCTAACACTACAGGTATGGTGTTTAGTTACACTGAAAATCCTTTTGGTAAACCGGGGATGATGAAAAATCCCGTAATGACAAAGGAAAACTTGCCTGTTACTATGGGAGGTTTTAAGAGTAGCGACTTTGGTTTTGATCCAGACTTTGGTTACGATCCGTACGACGATACTAATCCTGTTGAAGACACCGCATTTTTTGATGACGAATTGGATGTGACACCGGAGGTGACATCAGATATAAGCACTACTAATGAGTACGGTGATCCTACTGCGCCCGGCGGGGGTGAATTTGGCGGTAGCTCACCCAGCAGCGGCAATACCGGAAACACTGGCACTACCGGTAACACTGGAAGCACTTCAATGGGTCCAAACAGCGGCATGTCTGGTCCCGGAGACATGGGTGGCGATGGTGACGATGGCAAGATAGTGTGTACTGCTATAAACCTCACTTATGGACTGCCTATGTACACAAATAAAGTGTGGCTTGCCTACAATAGAAAACATAACCTTGACGGAGCGTGGGAGCTAGGGTATCATAAGCTTTTTTACCCTTTAGTAAAACGCATGAACACTAATAGGTTAATTCACAACTTCCTTATTTGGTTTGCTAAAACACGTACACACGGCGTAAAAGAACACATGAGAGGTAACAAGTTTACTGTCCGAACGCTGTTCTTAAAACCTGTGCTGGGGTCTATCGTGTATTTAACAGGTAAAGCAATTCAAGCAGGACTATTAAAAAAAGTAGAGGTAGATGTCAAGTCACTTATTAGTAAAAATATTTCAAAGCAGGATAGATAAAGTACGGATAGTATTTTTATTTAACATACTGTGTTCTATCTTATACATAAGTTATTATGGCCTTTCTTTATCTGATGCAGGAATTATTTACGCAGTATTTTTTCTAATGAATTGTCTGGGTATTACTATAACGTTTCACAGATACTATTCACACAGGTCTTTCCAATTTAAAAATTCTTTTTTAGAAAATATGTGTTTAATCTTAGGCAGTCTATCTTGTTCTGGTTCTGCTATTGGATGGGTAGGTATACATAGAAAACATCACCAACACTCTGATGAAAAAAATGATCCACATCAAGCATCTCGTGGTTTGTGGGATATGCTATCATTAGCATACGACTCTGACTTTAACGTAAGGTATGTAAAAGATTTAATTAGAAAACAAAACATTATGTTTAATCATAATTACTACTTTTTAATTCCATTTATATACGCGGTACTCTGTTTTAGCATTTTTGGATTGTGGGGATTTGTTGTATTGTTTACCTTACCTGCCTCTATTACGTTAGCTTCTGAAGGATTAACTAATTATATAAACCATAAAGAACATAATGAC